CACCGTGTGGGTCCGTGGGGCCACGTCACGCATCGACGGCAGGTAGCGCCTCACCTGGGCGCTGCCGACGGAGGTTATGGAGGGGCTGTCGGACAGGGCATTCAGGGCCATGCGTTCCCGGATGAGGCCCGCGCCGATGGCGGCCCGGAAGTAGTCGGCGCTCAGGGGCACACCGGGCAGGACTTCCCGTGGGCTGTCCTGCCAGTAAAGCCGAATGCCGCAGGTGTCGTAGAGCGCGGCCAACGACGAGGCCGTTCCGCCCTTGCGTGGAGAGTTCGGGGAAAGAATCTGGTAGACGGTGGCGTGACTGATGCTGGTCGACGATGTGGCGAGCGACGAGAGGGTCAGGCCGTGATCGCGGATGTACCGCAGGATGGGCTCCCGGAGATCGACTCGTCGATGCTCAGTCATGCGCCTCACCTTACTGCCTCCCATTACGCGATATGTTACTATGGATGATGTTGGACCGTCAAGAAAAAAACAAAATATTTTGCGCCCCCCCGGTTCAGCCCGAGGGGGCGCTCCTGAGTCAGAAGGGGATTTCCTCGTCGTCGATATCGGACACAGGAGGGGCGCTCGGCATGGGCTTCGGCCCGCCCTGCTGGGGCCTGGACCTGGGCGCGTCGCCGCCCCCGTTGCCGTCGAGGAACTCGACGCCCTGGAACCCCTGCACGCTGATCTCGGGGGTGCTCCGCCTTTCGCCGTCCTTGTTCGTGTAGGGGACACACCGAAACTCGCCCCACACGGTGATGCGCTGGCCCTTCTTGGCCCGCTCGGTGAGCTTTTCGGCGGCATGGGCGAACGCGGTCAGGTTGATGAAGCTGGTTTCCTGCTCCCACTCGCCATCGCCCTTTTTCTTGTAGTGGTTGATGGCGATGCTCGTCTTCGCGAGGGCCGTTCCGCTGGGTAGGTAGCTCAACTCGGGGTCACGGCAGAGGTTCCCGGTCACGGTGATCGTGTTCAGGCTGTTCGTGGTGCTCATGTGCTTCTACTCCTTCTATGGGGTTATGGGTGCCGCCTACGCAGCGGACAGTTCTGGATTCAGAGACACGACCAGTTCCTCGATCTCCTCCTCGGTGGCATATCGAGGATACGGCAGGTCGCGCAACACGTGGACCAGCACGGCGCGGGCCTGGGGAGTCAGTGTCCTGTCGTTTTCCACGCGGTCGACGATGCTCTTGATTTCCTGGAGCACCTCGTCACACACGTCTTTGGGTTTGGGGTTCATGGCTTCTCTCCTGTGTTTGAAAGTAGGGGGTGGCGCGGAGGCGTCACGCCACCCCCAGCGAGCCGCCGTCAGGCGGCGTCGCTCCCCTTCTCTTTCATGGTCTCGGCCTGCTCGTCGATGTACGCCTTGATGAACTTCGAGACCTTGCGCACGTCGCCCAGGGTCTCGATCTTGCCGCCGCCCAGGGCCGACGTGGCGGCGCTGGCGATCCAGTTGCCGAGGTGGTCCACCTTGATGAACGTCGCCGTCAGCCACTCCTTGACCTGCGCCTTGAGGGCGATCTTGTCGGCGTCGGTGGCCGCCGTGTCGTCGGGCCGCTCGTCGAACAGGGTGGCCATTGGTGGCGGAGGCGGCGTGGCGGCCTGGAACCCTTGGGGCTGGGCCGCGCGGGGCTCGGGCTCCTCGCCCCCCTCGGCCCAATCCGCGAGGATGTGCGCGAACTCCTCACCGGGCTTGTGCGCCTGGTAGCCGTCGATCTGATTGCACCGGGTCTTGCTCACGGTCAGGACGTGCTCGACGTTCATGTCGCAGAACACGTCGAACTCGTACTCCATCCCGTCCCGCTGCTCGGGGCTCATGCCGATCTTGACGGGCACCTTTTTACCATTCACCTCCTCGACCTCGTAGCCCATCTTGGAGCGCATCGTTGCGATGATATGAATACCGCCCTTCAACACCCCCTCGACCAGCTTGTCGTGCTCGGGGCTGGCGTCGCGCCATGCGCCGAACTGGTTGCCCCTGGCCTTGGCCTTGTCCACCATCTGGAGCACCCCGCCCGTGCCCTTCCAAGCATGGGTCAGGGAGTCGAGCACGATTACGTCATAGCCTGCCTTCGCCGCCGCCTGGATGGCCCGCACGTAGTTGGCGGGGGCGTGGTTGTCCAAGTCCATCACGTCGAAGTCGAACAGGTCGGCGTAGCGCCGACTACTGCCCGCCTCGGTATCCACCACGGCGACCTTGCCGCTGCCGTGGCGCTGGGCGATGGCCTGGGCGAGCTTGAGCGCGGTGAACGTCTTGCCGCTGCCGCTCGGCCCCGCAATCGCGATGCGCAGTTTCAGCTTCTCTCGTTTGGCTTTTTGAAACATAGTCCTGCCTCCTATCTCTTGGGGTTAAAAGGGCGGCGCGCCTTACGCCGCTTCTGATTCGGCGACCGCTTCACGCGGGTCGTAGTTCTTGAGGAAGCACCACAGATCGAGGGCGCAGGAGAACCCCTTCCACAGGTGGCCCGCCTTGGGCGTCCAGTCGTAGAAGTCGATCAGGCCCGGTTCGGTGGTGCTCGTGGTCAGGTTGAAAATCCGGGCCTTGCCGCCGAGACGGGCGCCCACCCGGTAGGCGGACACCTGCATCCCGTAGTCGATCCAGTGGTTGAACCGTCCTTTCTTGGTGCTCTGCGTCTTGAGATCGAGCACCGACAGGCCGTGGTGCTTGAGGTCGGCGATCAGGTCGATCGTGCCGCCAAAGCCCAGCGAGCGGTCCCCGAACGCCTTCTCGACGGCGTGTACTTCGTTGACGTTCGAGGACAGCCAGTCCAGCACCGGGCGCACAATCTCCCACAGCTCGGCGGGGATCGGGGGCTTGTCGCCCTTGAGCCACCCCTCGACGATCTTGTGGACCTGGGTTCCGAGGTCCGCCGCATCCTTCGACACCGAGCGCCCGTCGGCAACGACACGCTTGGCGAAGTTGTCGTCGCCCTCGTCCGGAAGGCGCGGCAGGGTGAGGCTGGCGAGAATCGCCTGCTCGATCTTCCACGCCTCCAGGGCGGGCTTGCGAATCACGGCGTTGACGTTGGTCACGCTGGGGACGAGCCCCAGCTTTCGGGCGTCCTTCACGGTCGTGTTGCGCAGCCCCCTAGAGGGGTCGGCGTAGGGCACTTTGTGGCACGGTTCGCCGCCGTCGCGATACCAGTGCGCTCCTCCTTCGACTCCGACGAGTTGCATGGTCCTGCCTCCTTCATGGGGTTAGTGGTTTTTTGCTTACTGCATAACGTTATAACACATATTTTAGGGGGTGTCAAGGGTTGATGGCACAAAAAAAGGGCCGCCGACTTTTTCTGTCGGCGGCCCCTTGGGATTGCGGTTACTTGTAGGCGGGCTTTTTTCCCAGCGCCTTGCGCGCCACGTTGACCATCTTGACCTCCAGGGCGCGGGCCTTCTCGCGCCGCTCCTCCATCGAGAGTTCGGCGTCGAACAGCACGTCGTACCGCCGTTCGCGCAGGTCCGATAGCTTGATGGCGGCGGCGTTCAGGCGCTTGTACTCGCGGCGCACGGCGGCGGGAGCCTTCTCGCCGTCGAGTTCCGCCGAGCCGATGATGCGGCCCAGCTCCTCGCGCCGATCGTACAGATCGCCGACCGAGCGGCCCGGTGTCCCCCGCTGAAACAGAGTCCCCGCGGCGGGCACGTCGGCGAAGTCCAGCGGCAGCACGGGGCGGTCGTTCAGCAGACCCGTCGCACGCAGCCCGTTCTCGACCGACGTCTCGATGCGGCGGTAGAGGCCGCCCGTGTGCTGGTTGACCAGATGCTCCATCTCGGCGGGCGAGTAGTTCACCAGGTCACCCATCGCCTTCATCAGCTCGGTGGTGTAGTTGTTGTATTGGTCCCTGCCTTCGAGGCTTTTCTTCTTCCACTCGGCGACGATGGGTCGACCGAACGGATCCTCGTTCATGGCGACCTGGATCGACGGCGCGAACAGCGAGGGGATCATCGGAGGTACGGTCTGCTGTGCGGCGAAGCCCAGGAAGTCCCCCATCGCCTCGGGATTCTCGTGGTAGAAGCGGTCGGCGACGGCCTCGGGGAAGCTCGCAAGCCCCAGGCCCCACTCGAACGGTTTGGGGATGCGGACGATCGGGCCGTCGGGATGCGGCTTGAAGTTCCAGAACCCGTATCGCTGCCAATCCTCCATTTCCTCGTACCAGTCCTCGTCCTTATTCATGTACCACAGGGCGAGCGTCGGGGCGAAGATGTAGGCCACGCCCCGCAGCAGGGTGCGTAAGGTGTGCTGCTTGCCCGTGCGGATGGCCTTGTCCACGCCCTGAATCGCGGGGTTGAAGAACGCTGACATCCGGTTGACCACCCGCCCCAGCGATCCTGCGCGCTTGAAGTCCACGGTGACCTCGTTGGCGGCGTGCATGGCTTCGATCAGGATATGCTGGGGCGGTCGACGCCCCTCGCGCTTCATGCGTTCGGCGTCCCACCCGTGCTTCTTCAGCACGGCCCGGAACTCGGCCATCCGGGAGCCGACTTCAGTGGCTGACAGGGCCGCCCGGATCGCTTCTATCGGGTGGCGCACCACGCCCATCGCCCTGCCCTTGGCGTCGTCGGCGAGCACGCGCTGGACCTGGGCGACCAGCGATTTGCGGTCCAGTCCCAGGGGTTGCGACAGGTCGCCGCCCGTGGCGTGCCACAGCTCGAGCACGGGGTCGCTGTACTCCCCCTTGAGAAACCGCCGCATTTCCTGCCGCGAGAAGCCGAGCATCTCCATGACGGGCTTATGGGCGACAAAGCCGCCCTGCTGGGTCTGCATGAGGAATGTCAGGGTGTCACGGAGCAGGTTGCGCAGCGTGAAGGCGGGCGACAGGCCCGTGGCCCCCAGGCGCACCAATCGCTTCGGGGCGCCGAGAATCGTCTCGAGCATCCAGGGGAGCTGGTAGTAGTCCATCGACCGGATGGCGGCATAGAGTTCCTTGTCGAACCGGAACCACTGTTTCTTTCCGTTGCGGTACAGTGCGACCGTGTTGGGTTCGGTGCCCCTTGGCTCGCCGAGCAGGCGCTCGATATACCGCCCGTTGTTCAGGCCCACCGGGTTACCGTTCTCGTCCCACGCCATGTCGATGAGCTTGTTGATCACGAGCGTCTTGTTTACCACCGAGAAGACTTCCTCGGTCATGGCGACCATCGACTCCAGCGGGTTCAGAATCAGGCGCTGGGAGCCCTTCATGCTCTTGACCGGGCGGGCGGTGTTGACCAGCGTTTTGTGATTCACGCTTCTACGGCCCCCGATGTCGCGCAGCTCCTCGTCCATGACGCGCCGTAGGGGCACGTAGTGCGGGTACTTCTCGATGATGCGTTGGGCCTCGGCGTCGGTGATCCGCCCCACCTGGGCCATCAACCGCACCAGGGCGTTGTTGAACTCAGTCAGCTTGGCCGCGGCGCGGGCGAACCGCTCGTTACTGCGATACTGCTCGAAGACATACCGGTGGTCCTCGGCCCGCCCGCCCGGGTCGCGCCCGTCGGCGATCACGTCGAGGGCGTGCTGGGAGTACAGGAAGTCCACGAAGTCCTCGAGCTCACCCTTGCCGATCTGTGCCAGTGCATCGCGCAGCGAGTCGGCCATCTTCTCGCCTGTCACGGGCGAGTAGAGCCCGTTCTCGACGGCCCCGCGGGCCTGGGCGGGCGCGGCCTGGTCCAGCACGCGGGCGATGGTGTCGGCGCGCTCGCCGTGCTCGATCTCCTCGCCGCCCCGCATGGCGTTCACCATCTTTGTGATCACGTGCTTGTTGTCCACAAAGATGCCGTACAGCTTGTCAGTGAATCCCATCGTGCTCTCGAGCTCCCTGCCGCTGGGGGCTTTGCCCGTCGAGGTGCGCTGGGCGCGAACGCGGGCCTGCGAGCCCTGGAGCTTCCAGGTCTGAATCAGGCCGTCAATGTGGGCCAGCTTCTTGGCGACCTCGGAGTGGCGCGAGAGCCATCTGTCCCACCACTGACGCAGCTCGGTGGGCAGCGGCCCATTGGGGTTCAGCTTGTCCTCGGCCCCCAGCATCCGGTGGGCGATGTACTCGGCCAGCCCCTCGGAGGTGCGCCCCGCCGCCGCGTAGTCGGCGGCCCGAGCCTGCTTCAGGGCCTCGCCACCCACGGACTCCAGTTCCGGGGTGATCCCATGCGCCTCGTCCAGGTGGTGCATGACCTCGTGCAGGGCCGTGGCAATGTCGCCCGCGGCCTGCAAGCGCACGAGGTTGGCCCAATGGACATAATACCCCTTGATAGACTTGCGCTTGCCTGTGGTCCCGACACGAATCGGCACCTGGAACAGGGCCTCCATTTCTTTGATGATATCGTGCGGCGCGACGAGATTTTTCGGCGGCGCCCCCTGGGGCTCCTTGGGCAGAACGAGGCTCTTGTCGCCCCGGTAGAGCAGCGGAACGACGGCGCCGTCGAGAAGCTCGCCACGCGGGAGGGTTGTGGGTAGAATGATGGAATCCCCCCCGAGGATCGACTCGCGCTCGGATGGCGCGGGCCGACTCGCCTGGGCGGGACGCGCATCAAGAAACGCGAACGCCGACTCGTCGTTGTCAGCGACAGTGGCCTCCCATGCCTCGTCGTAGAACGGGGGCAGCCCCTCGGCCTCGCGCAGCTTATTGCCTTCTTCTCGATCCAGCGGCGACAGGCCCTGCTGCTGTCTCTCCAGGTTTCTCTCGGAGATCTCCTGCCGATCCAGTTCAATCTGTTCCGCCCGCCACATATCGAGAAGTTCTTCGGTGGTATTGGCGTTCTTGAGGGCGTCGATAATCTTGCCCTCGGCGAGCGTGCTCCACCCGCCCGAGAACAGTTGTTCGCCGACGTAGGAGTCGTCCATCGCCGCGGCGGTAAACTCGTCGAAGCGAACCCCCTTCTCGTTGAACCGGATTCTCTTGTTGCGGCGCTGAAGGCGGCGGACCTCCAGGAGCCCCTCGCGGTACTTCGAGTCCCTGCTGAGGTCTCTGGTATTAAGGGCGCCGCTGAAATGATCGTTCAGGAAGGCGACCACGGGGTTGTAGCGCCGAACCAGCTCGTCGATGGGTGGCGGCTGACCATACTCTCTCCGCCGATTCACCTCCATCCGCTCTCCAAGGTCGAGGCCCATCAGGTTTTCGAGAAAACGCCTGATGTCGTCGGTCAGCTCGACGTCGAGCGGCGTTCCCTTGATCTTCTTGGCGGCCTTGCGAACGGAGGCCCCCAGCAGGGCGAACTCTTTCTGCAGGCTGGGATACGGCGTCTTGCCTGGGCGCACCCATCGGAGGAAAGCCGCGGCGACCTTCTCCGCCGCCTCCGGGGTGAACTCCCGCGCCGTCGAGTCCGGGTCCATCCCCACCCACTTCTTCAGGCCCGCATCGCGCGGACCAAACCCCTGTTTGTCCGCGATATTCAGCGCCGCAAGAAACGTCGTGTACAGCACCCCCAACGGGGTTGCCGACCCGACCTGTCCGTCGGTCACGATGGCGAAGTGCCCGCCGTCATGAAGCTCCACGCCCACCGGATCGAACGGCGAGCGGATGTCGGCCCGTTCGAGGTCGTTGTGTTCGGCGACCCCATCGAACAGGGCATAGAAGTCGTCCAAGGACTCCAGCGGCAGCGCCTTGAAAAGGCCGCTGGGGCGAATCGACGATTCTCCGATGGCGTCCAGCAGGGCCATGATGGCCGCAACGTTGTCCTTGCCGATCAGCAGCTTCTTCTGGAGCTGACTCGCGACGCGCTCCCGGTTGGCGGAAACGGGCGCCTCGTCGGCAGACGCATCGGCGGCGGCGGATTCCGCAACGGACAACTTGGATTGGTCGAAGACCACGAGCTGTGGATCACTGAACTCGTCCCCGCGCACGTAGGCCGCATCGTACCCCTGGGCCTCCAGGTGTTCGGTCGCCTTGACACGGGCCGCGCTGTCGCTGTCCGTTTCGTCGCGCAGCGAGTCGGCGAGGGCCTCGAAGTCGATGGGGTTCTCGAACAGATGGGGGTTCTCGATGGACAGGGACACCTTCACGGCGTCCTCGGAGGACTCAAAGACGATATTTGCGCCCGCGAACGAGGCGTTCTCTCCCGACCAGTAAAGCTCGCGCCCGTTGATTTCAGACACGAGGTCATTCGGCCCACTGTCCGGGGTGTCGTCGGAGGTGCTGTCAGACACGTCGTCAGACACGTCGTCGGAAGTATCGTCAGGAATGAGGCCACTGTCGGACTTGTCTGTCGGCTTCTCGGTAGATTCTCCGAGAAGGGACTCCAGGTGCGGGATCAGGCCCGACTGGTTCTTCGTGCCCGTGGTCAGGTCGCGGATGTCCTTCTTTGCCTGTCGAATCTGCCGCTCGGTCCAGGCGATGTCGTCCATCTCGACCATCGTCTCGCTGCCATCTTCAGCCGAGACGGGCCGCGGTTCGGTGCGCACGGATTTCGGGTTGCGTTTCAGGAACGCGAGGTCTTCTTCGAGTTCCTGAAGCTCCGTCTGAAGCTCCTGAAGATCGGCGCGGGCCTTGTCGAGCTGCTTGCGGGCCATCTTTTTCGTGCGCTTCTCGGCTCGGGCCTCGCTTCGCTTGGTCTGCTCGTCACCGCTCAGGTCGCTCTCAAGGGCCTTGGCTTGCTCCACCGCCCACCCGCTGCCGAGCTGGGCCAGCGAGTCGAGGGACTCGATCGGCACGTCGTAGCCCGCCGCGAAGGCGCCGCGCAGGATGTTCTCGTACGCCTGCTGTGTCACCGTGTGACCACCGGGAAGATCGGTCCCCAGCACGCCGAGCAGCGACTCCACCTCGGCGTCCGTGGCGTCACCCTCGCGAAGCAGGTCGGCCATGCGCCGCAATTCGGCCTGGGCGGGGGCGTAGATCGATTCGGCGAACTCGTCGAACGTCAGGGTCCACGCCTTCGCCTTCAGCACATCGGGCGTTAGGGCGCGCTCGAGCTTGGCGTCCTCGTCTTCGGCGCCCTCGACCACGATGCCGTCGGCGGCCACTTCGCGTTCGGACTCGCGGGCCACCTCAGCCATAGCGATGGCGTCCTCGCGAGACATGGACGCGATCACGTGGGATGGGTAGCCCGCCTCTCGCAGCGTGAGAATCGCCTCCAGGTGCGTCCCCCGCTCCTGCCCGAGCGTGCCGCTGGCAGAAGATGAAGATAAAGACTTGTCTTTATCTTCCGAATCTTCTAAGCCCGTAGATTCTACCGTAGAAGTGACCGTAGAAGCGGGCATCTGCCCGAGCAGCGCGTTCGTCAGCCACCCGTCGGGAAGCAACGCACGCTTGATCTGCGGCTTGTCGGCGTGGACCTTCTCGCCCCGCATTTCCTTGTCGTCGGCCCGCCCCTCACCGTACAGTTCCCCCTCGGGTGTGGCGTCACTCAGTGTGGTGGTGCGCGCGATCGCCAATGGTCCGATGCGGACGATACCCTCGCCGCCCGTGTCGCCCAGGGAGGTCTCGACGTCGGCCACATGGGGCGACGTCTCCACGTCGGAGAAGCCCGCCTCGTCACCCTGAAGCGACAGGTCGGTCTCCATCGGGTTGGCGAACAGGGCCTCGGGGAGTTCGCCGTAGATCGCCTCCTGTCGAGCGAGCCACTCGTTCGCCAGGTCGGGCCGCCCCGACTGCACCAGGGCGAGAAGCGCCTGCCGCACGGCCATCAGCCGTTCGGCGTCCCATTCGGTTTGGGCGAGCTGGGCGCGGGCGTCAGTGGCCGCCCCACCCGCCCCAAGATTCAACAGGTTCATCGCCCCGAACATCAGGAACTCGGCCAACAGGTCGTCACCACCGGGAACCTCGCGGGCGTAGCGGTTCAAGAACGTGTCTTCGCCCTCGCCCTCCATGCGGGTCGTGCCAAACGCGGCCCGCAGCACCTCGCCCGCGCGTTCTTCGAGCGACTCGCTAAAGGGATCTTCGATGTGTGTGAGGCGCCGCCCCAGGCGCAGCCCTTGCCCGTACTTCTGCGCGAGCAGGCCGCGAGCTTCCTTCGTGCTGGCGGCATGCCCGTTGTCGACCAGCCACCGCGCCGTGCGGTTGTATGCCTTCTGAGCTGTCCGCTGGGCCTCGCGCCCCAGGCCGCTTTTCTTGAGGGCGTTGGCGCCCTTACCGATCGCCCCCGAGAAAAGGGCCTCGCCCATTTCCTCTGTGGCGTATTCTGTAGCCACGTTCAAGCAGGCGTCCAGAAACACCGTGTCGCTCGACGGGGCGGTGTCCGACAGCGACCAGTTGCCCGCGGCGTCCTTCTGGAGATATGGAGTGATGTCCTGCGTAAATGTCGAGGCCACGCGCTGGGGTGAGGCGAGGGTGCGCGCGACGCTAGACGCGGCGACCTGTGCCCCGGTTTCGACGATGCCGTAGGCCATGCGGAACGCCCGCTCCCCCATCCTGCGCTTGAGGTAGCTCGCCGAGCTGCGTTTCAGCCACCCCTTTCCGAGGGCCTTGACGCCCTCTTTGCCGACGGCGGACGCGGGGTTGGTCAGCAGGATGTCATACACGAACGGGATCATATTAAACCCGAGGTCCATCGCCTTCGAGGCGACCGTGCCGCCACGGGTTTCCCGCTCCTTCAGTTCGAGCAGGTACTTCTGGAGCACGAGCTGGTCCTGTCGGCGCAGATGCACGTCGGCCCAGGAGCCCGGTTCTCCGTAGTCCCGGATGGCACTACTCGACTCAATGATCGACAGTGCGTCCGTCGCGAAATTACCGAACCGCTTCTCGCCCACGGGCTTCTCGCCGCGGCGCTTGAGGTCGTCGTTCTGCTGACGCAGCGCGGCCCAATAGATGCGCGCAAACTTGGCATCCTCGTATTTTGGGATCGCCTTGGCCCAATTGTTCGTGTCGGTAGTCGACTCGAGCCAGTCGCGAGGCCCCAGCGACTTCCACCGCTCCACCCGCGCCCCTGCCTCGCTCGACAGGTAGTTCGAGAACCGTTCGGGATCGCTCCGCACGTCGTCCGGGATGTCCGTGAGGCGCGACACGGGGATGGTTCCCCGGTATTCGGCGCGGCTGCCGTCGCTGTACTGGTTGAACCGGAACTCGAACTCCTGGTCGAGTTGCGCTTCGTCCAGGCCCATGTCGCGCAGGCGCCGCTTCTCGGCGTCGAGAAGCCTGAGGCGCTCGCCGACGTTATCGGCGTTCGTCGGGGGCAGGGCCACGAGGTGACCGCGGGCGTCCTCGACGATGTCCCTGCCCGGAACGAACGCATACCGCACGGCCTCGAACAGGAACGGGGCCACGCGCTGTCGGTCGTAGTCCGAGAGGTCGCTGGTCGCATCGAGTACCGCCTGGGTCAGGTCGACATGATCAGCCCCGTGTCCGCCATCGGGCAGGCGCTTCTCGTCGTAGCTGGGACGCCCCATGCGGCTGACCTCGACCAGCTTCGACTGGACCATCGAGCGCAGGCCCGCGTCCTTGATTCCGTAGACGCGCGAGAGGGCCTCGGGGCCGCCAGGCTTCTCCATGATGCGGCGCTCGAAGTCGTCCATCTCCTTGCGATTCTCGGGCTTCCCCACCTCCCGCGTGCGAGACGACGCCTCTTTCTCGAACGCATCGAACATCCCGCGCAGGGACTTCCCCTGCACGCGCTTGGAGAGCGCCGTCGCGGGGCTGGGCTTGGATGCGGGCCTGGTCTTGGCGTCTCGGTCGTAGTCAGCCAAGACGTCGGCAGCCGCGCCCACGGGGGACTGCGGCGCTCCGGTCAAGGGGTCGGCGGGGAGGCCACGGTGGGTGGGCAGCGTAGAAGGAACGACGGTCGATCCATCGAGCGGCGAGGTCACGATGGGACCGGTGCGGTCGAGCAGGTCGGTTGCGGGCATAGTGTCCCTGTCGGCTGTTAGTTGAGGGCGTCAGTCAACGTCCTGAGCTGCTTGCGCTGCTCCTGGTCGAGACTGAACACATAGAAGTCCCGGAACTTGGAGAGGAAGTCGGGGTCGGATTCGAGGCGCCGCTTGAGGGCCTTGGGGCGGTTCGTTGCCACATCCGAAATCGCCTTGAACATCTTGAGCGCGGGTGCGGAACCAACCGGTATCGGGCGTCCATCGGGCATCAATCCCAGCCCGGATTCGAGGCCCGAGAAGATCACGTCGTCCTCGGTGGTCCTGAGATTCTCTTTCCGGGTCGCCCTGTCCTGCTCCTGCTGTTGGCGCACCTCGGGGGGCAGGGGCGGATCGAAGGCCCCGAGCTGGGACGCCGAGCGTTCCTCGTAGAGCCTCTCGCGCACCTGCCGATATTCCTCCTGGGCCGCGCGGTACTGCTCCATGTACTGATCGGCGGTCATGGGGTTGTCGTCGTCTTTGCCGCGATCGTAGGCTTTGTCCAGCATCTTGATGCGGGCCTGGAAGTCCACCTCGGCGTCGGCGAGCTGTCGGTCGATCCGCTCCAGCGAGATGGCGTTCTCGGTCTGAGCGCGGGTCTTGGCCTTGAGGCCCCGCTGCTCGACACCCTCGCGGTATTTGGCGTAATCGTTGAAACGCCGCTCGACCTTCTTGTGAGTCAGCTCCCAATTGACGCTCTCGCCCTTCTCCTCGGCCTGCTGGGCCTCGGTGAGGATGCGGTTGATGTCGGACATGGCCGTCGTGTCGCGCTGCGTGACCTCGCCGCTACGGATCAGCGTGTCGACCTCGGCGGTAATGTCGGCGGCGTAGTCCTCGGCCAGTCCCCGAGAGAGCTTCTGCCGCTGCCGCACCTCGTGAGTCGGGGTTTCTTCGAGCATCTTTTGCTGGGCGAGGTGGCGCGCCCGCATCGCCTCGGTGGCCGTCTGCCCCTGGGCGGCGACGTAGAGGGTGGCGTAGGCGGGGTATCGCTTGGCGTCCTCGCCGAGCTGCTGTTCGAGAAACGACAGGGCCTTGCGGGCCTGAAGGGGGTCGTGAGCGTACTGCTTGGCGAGGTTCTCGACGACCGTCTTTGCGTTGTCCTGTGCGGGCGCGCGGACGGCCTGACCTGGGGCGAGGGGCGTCCCCCCGTAGGGCTGGATGGCCGTGGCGGGCTTGGCGCGGGATGTCTTGCGGGACTCGTTGTACTCGCGGGCGGGATTGGGATACGGGGCCCTGTTCGACGGACCAACGACCATCTCCCCCCCCATCGGCATCTCGGCCTGAAACGAGCGGCCCGTCTGATCCGCGATGCCGCGGGCACTGTCGATCGCCTCGCGCTGCGTCTCGACCAGCCAACGGTCGCGCTCCATTGGATCCTGTACGGGTTCCAGCTCGCTGGGATCGGGCTTGCGTTTCGGCATGGGGGGGCTCCGGTGCGGAGTAAAAATGGAGGCGGGAATCGGAGTCGAACCGATGTCAGCGGTTTACGAAACCGCCGTTCTACCACTGAACTAGCCCGCCCGGAAGGATGGGAGCGGGGGCGGGAATCGAACCCGCGTCGGCGGGGATATGAACCCCGCGTGGGAACCAGCACCCTCCCCGCTATGTCTCGGGCCATCGCCCCTTCGGGCAGCGAATGGCTGGATTTTTAACGCGCTTGGTGAACTGGCAGGTGCGCGTCCGGTAGAATATTTTCATCGGGCAGTCGCCGTCGTCGCAGTCTTTGCAGGCGTTCACGCGGTCACTGACCCAGGCGGGCAAGTCGCTCACGCGAGGCAACGGGTAACCTTTCTTGGCGCCCCAAGGCTGTCCATGGGGGCAGTCAAAATCGACCCCGCGCATATTATATCTTTTGGCCAGCGCAACGCGAAAACCCAGCCCAATCTTACGGTCGCGGCAGGTTCGGCAGTGGACGCCGCTTGTGCAATGTATCGTATCGAAAAAATTCATGTGAGTGTAATCACGGCCTCCCCGCAGCGCGGATACCCTTCCTCGCCTATATCCATCGTGACCGATCCGCTGGGATGCCCATCGTTACACGTTACAGCTATGGCCGATTCCCCTTGACATACGACGCTGCCTGCGCAGAAGCCGCTGGATATCCCTGCAAGAACGCGCCATTCGTTCGACACGCAGCGAATAGATACGGTCCATTCCTCGCAGTCGCCTGAACCTGGACCACTAAACGTACCGGACCATTTGCAATCGTCAACCCAGCTTAAAGAAAGCGATTCGGCAAAATCGTCTTCGCTGCAACCGTCAGCGCAACTGCCCCCGCCATCCCGCGTGTAGGTAATCGAACAGGAAATGGTTTCGTTATCGTTGCAATTCGTCGCACAATCCGAGCAGTCACTCGATGGTCCGCCGCCCTCGCCACAGCAGCAGTCCTCGTGCATGGCGATCTTATCGGTGTCGGCGGTGCCGTCGTTGTTGCCGAATAGAATCTGACCGTCTTTGAACTGGATCGTCATGCCGCGCAGTCCGTTCCGGTATGCAGGTCGCGCCACTCGGCGGTCGTGACCACTGTCCCGAAGGTGTGGCGGAAATTACCCTTGAGTTTGTTGTTGGCGCCATCGACCTGGAAGTCGAGCAGCTCCTGCGCGGGGTCGCATCCGAACAGGTAGAAGCTGCCGCCGTCTTTGATATAAGGAATCACCGTACCCTCGGGGATATAACACGTCGCGTCAGTGACAGCGGAGCCCGCAACGGTCAGGGCCGCAGGATTGAAGCTGCTTTCGTCCCGCTTCAGATAGACCGTCACGCTGCTCTCGCCCAGGCTGGTTCCTTCCCACGTCGAGGGGTCGAGCGACACCGTGGCCGAGGCCGTGTCGAAGTCGGCCTCCAGTGTACCGTATCGAACCCGGTGTGTCGAATCAGGTGCGAGCACCCGTGCCATGCTGGCTTCTACCTGCCGCGAACCCAGTAGAACGCGCCCCCCGACGACCTCCATCGTCAGCGGATCGCTGACACGCATGAAGCGGGCCACCGACCGGGCCAGCTTCTCGTCTTCGAGAAGCTCGTCCTCGATATAATCGTCCGGGTCGGGCAGGGGCATCGCCTGGGCCGCCTGAAGATAGTCGGCCAGCGACTCCACGGAGTCCCTCGGGACGGGTGTCAGCCCGCGGTCAGTCAGGGCCTCGTGCAGGTCACGCAGGTAGTCAAGATCACGCACTGGTCACCCCCTGAATCATGGCGTCCAGCGCCGAGAAGTCGGCGGTCCCGAACAGCCGCGTGGACTCCTCGCTGGTCGTAGAGAAATCCCACTTGCCCGCCTCCTCATCGTCGGGCGTGAGCTTGCCGTCCACCTCTTTGAGACGCACGACGGGGTCGGCGTCCGTGTCGGCCACCCAGCTCGTGCCGCTCCACTTCAGCGGATACTGGAGCACGGGCAGCTCGACGTAGTGCTGCCGCTTGGTCCGGTTATTCCAGCCGTCGAGGTCGATGGCGAACAGGAAGTTGGCGTGCCACAGCCCCCATTCCTCCCAGGTCGTCTGGTACTGCGGCCCCAACATCAGAAGCGTCCCCTCGGCCAGCCCCAGCGTCGTCAGCGTGGCGTCGTTGACCTTGCCGCAGTAGTTGGTCATGACCGAGTTGACGTTCAGGGCGCTGCTGTAAGCCGTCTCGAGCTTCAGTAGGCCCTCGCACCGGTAGATGGCCGCCTCGCCCTGGGAGAGGCGCACCTTGGCGTAGGCCCCGTTGGCGAGGTCCGTGTCCACCCCGTCGAGAATCTTGTCGTCGAGGTCTTTCTTGACCGCGCGGGCCTTGAGCGAGAAGTCCAGAGAGATCAGGGCCACTCCGGGCTTGCGCGGCGTCTCGTAATGCACCCCCAGCAGGGTGCGGCCCGGAGTATAGTTGGGCCGCGCCGAGACCCACTTCACCCTCGGAGCGATCGACCCGCCGCCCGACAGGTCGATGTCGTAGGTCGGGTGGTCCGCCCCCGTGAAGCTCTCGATGGCGCTCTCGGCCTCATCGTTCAGTACGGCATACTTCTCATCCACAACGTAGCCGTAGGCGCCCACGCGCTTGCGCAGGCCGCTGGTGTAGAGCTTCTGCAGGGAGGCGTGAGCCATCGGTTATGTCCCCGGTTGGAGTCCGACGTAGGTCAGGGTGATTTCATATAGACCGGGCCAGTTCTCGGGCACGGCCCGGTATCCCGTGCGTACCGCCTTGCACGCCGTCGACGTCACGCCGCTGTCGTAGCCGCTCTGCGCGCCGAAGGCGGGCAGGTTGGCGGGGCTGTCCGTCAGGGCGGCGTACCGCTCCTGAAACGTCCGCGTCTCGGTGTCGGCGCTGATGGCCCCCGCCCCCGGTAGAAGCAGCAGGTTGCCGTCCACCACGCGCGTGCCGATCAGTACATAGGTCGACAGGGTGACCTTCTGTTGGCCCTCGCCCTCGCCATCTTCGTCGCGAGTCGACATGATGCGCTCCTCGTCGACCGTCGTTCCCGCACCCCCGAAAGCGTCGCCTGGATCGGGCAGGGCCGTGCCGTCGGCCTCGCGGTAGACGTAGTGGCGCAAGGTCATGTTGGGGCGCTTCTCGACGGCCACCAGCACGGGGCTCGCCGCCGTCGGGAAGTCACAGACATACTCGTAGGTCACGAGGTCCAGACCGGGCAGGTGGTCGGGGGCGAGACGCCGCTCGACAAGTCGGGCTGTCTCGCTGAACAGGTTGCCCGCGGGGTGGTCATCGGGCGGGGCCTCCTCGGCTTCTACGAGAAGCTGCTGCGAGAAGCCCTTGAACGTCGGCGTCTCGCGCGTCTGTCCCGAGCCGATGGGTTCCAGGGCCGCGTCGTGAACCACCCCCAGCGGGGTGAAGGTCACCAGCTCGATGGCCTCCTGCGCGTCGGCCTCGTCCAGTCGGGGGATAACTTGATAGATGCGTTCGGCGCCCGCACCAGTCCCCGAGTGGATGTCCCCTGGATCGGGTGTCGTATAATCGCCGCCCGTCTCGGCGTCACGCACGAGGTAGCGGGCAACGATCCGATCATGCTGCTTCTCGATGGAGAGAAGCTCGGGGGAGGCGGGCCACTCCGCGACGTACACGCAGTCCACGAGCACGAGGCCCGGTGCGTTATTGGCGTCGGTGGTCACCTGCCGCTGCGAGAGCTTCAGGGCCGCCGTGATCGTGTCGCGGGACCCATCGTAGGCATCCCCGTAGTCGGGCACGTCCTCTAGGCTCACATAGGCAAACCGCGCCGAGAAGCTCTTGGACGACTGGTTCTCGCCCTGTACGCCGCCGAGAAGCTCGAGACGGTTCTCGCTCTCGTCGTAGGTTCCGCGGAGCTGGTAGGTGACGACGACGACTTCCTGCTGTCCGTCGGCAGGATTCATCCGCGGCTGAACGTAGTGGAACCGCTCCATCGCGGGCGTCTCGCCCCCGGATGTGTCCACCCAATACGGGACCGTACCGGGCGCGGGGGCCTCGCTCTCCACCACCGACCGGGCGACCCGATAGACGTAGCGTCGGACCACCCGGTCGGGGCGTTGCTCAACCTGGGAGAGCTGGGGCTGTAAAGGCCAGTCGGAGAAGGCCATTACGCGATGGCGTCCGTGGTGTAGAAGTTCTCGCCGTCACTGAACAGCGAAATCATGTTGCCCTGCGACACCTGGGCCGCCTTGCTTGCGCCGCCGCCCCAGGTGGTCGTGATCGTGACGCTCTGGTCGCTGCCGTTACAGACGACCATCGGCAGTCCCTTGACCACGGCGGGGTCGGGCAGGGTCACCGCGACGGCGCCCGTGGCCCCGGAGATGGTGACCGAGCCATTCAGGAAGTGCTGCCGCGTCAGGGTGAAGGCGGCGGATTTCTCGATGAGCTTGTTGCCGCGTCCGAGATCGGCGCGAACGGTGGCGGGAGTACCGGGCATGGAAAGGCTCCTTCGGGGTTAGAAGGCAGGGTTAGAAGGTGGGTCAGTGTGTCACGTCGCCGCTGATGCGGCTGATCGAATCGTAGAATCCGATCGGGGCGCCGATGTCCTTGCGCCGTGTCTGTGTCGAGGCGTCCTTGTCCCGTTCGATGGACCGGGCCAGCATCCGCTCGTAGTGGTTGGCATGGACGCCCTGGGTGCGCCCGCTCATGCGCTCGGCCACACGCAGGGACGCCGCCAGCAGCGTCGCGTCGTGATGCAGGCCGCCGACAGGATAGTCGCCGTCGGAGGAGAGCTTGTTCGGGCGGACCTCATGGGTCCAGTAGAAGGTCATGTCCTCGTCGGGGATCGGGTGCCACATGACCTCGTACCGCTGTCCCGTCGCGGCGGGCGTCTTGGGGACGATGGCGAAGTGCGTCGGCGTTCCGGTCAGCTCGTTGGACGCCGTGCGCAGGCTGCGCAGATAGGACGCCGAACACTCGACGGCGCAGACCTCCGACATCGCGGCGTCGTGATAAATGCGCCCGTCGGCGATGCGCCCGAAGTTGTCGGGCAGGTCGGTCGACTCGTCATCCTCAGTGACCGATAGCTCGCTTTCGGGCAGCAGGAACGACCATTTGCGTTCGAGCAGGAACTCTGAGTAGCCGATGTTGACGTACCGCTGGGCCGTGGTTTTTTGCGAGTCGGTCAGCGTGTACGACTGGTAGAGATAGAAGCCGACCTCCTCGTAGAGGTCTTTGAATGTCATGGAGAGGGTCGGTTCGGCCATGAGAACCTCATAGAATATGGTGGGGGCTGGAGGAGTCGAACCACTCGTCATGCCGCCGCACTTCTTTAATCGACAGCGGCTTTACAGGCCGCCGTGCGGATCAGCCCCCGGAATGGCTCGACAGGTCCACTACGCTCACCGTGTGCTCGGAGCCCAGGGACGCGATGGCTGCGTTCAGGACCGACTCCTGCCCCGCCAGCGGCTGAGCGTAGGTGGCCCCGTACAGACAGCCGATCAAGACCAACGACTCGTCCAGCAGCAGAAACACCGGACCGCCACTATCCCCCGTAACTGGCCGCGTGTACCAGGGCAGGGCCTCGGCGTTCGTGGGTTCAAGCACCGAGCCCCCACCGATCCACTCAGCCAACTTGGCCCGCTCGTACTGATCGATCCACAGCAGAGGGAGGCGGTTGACCACACCGAGTTCCGGGAAGTAGTCGCCGTAATCCGAGGGCAGAATCGGATAGCGGGCGATGGTTTCGGGAAGGTCCGAGTTCATGCGGCTGAGGCGAATATCAGTTCCAGCGATGTCCACCGACCCCACCACCGTGCGTGTCACCCGAGTATCGTCAGAGGTGAAAAAATCCACCGTCGTCCCCACGGGCAGCCCTTCCGGAAAATGCTTGGCGTGAACGATGATGTCGGACGCGATGACCGTACCCGCCTTCAGCCTCCCGGACTTCGAGTTGTAGGGCGAGCACCCGGTCAGGTCAAGCGACGAGGCGAAGCACGATGAATTTCGCGTCATGTCCGTGGCGTAGTAGCCCGTGAAGACGTTCCGGGTGGTGCTCGATGGCGTCAGCCCGTCGATCAGATCGAGCAGCCCCAGGCAGTCGTTAAAGGCCGATCCCACAGCGGGCGGATCGGACGGCACGGGATCATCGACCACCCGCGTCACGTCGAGCGACACCGAAGCCGCCCCCCAGGGCGTCGAGGCGGTGATCGTCACCGACCCGTCAGCTACACGTGAAACCACCCCGCTTGCGGATACGGTAGCGATGTCTGTGTCGCCGCTCGACCAGGTGACAGGCAGCGAGACGGTCAGGGGCGACTCCAGTGTCAGGCGATAGAGGGGATCGTAGCCACCCGTAACCGCCACCGAATCCGTCTCGGTGCGGATCGTGAACGCTCGCTCTCCAACTGTGGGGCTGCGTCGTGTCACGGTCATGTCGCCTCCACGTATCCAGAGACGTGGGCCAACTCGGCGGTCGCGGCGTCGGAAACTACGGTGGGAGTACTATCGCCAAACGTGACATCGTACCCATCGTCATCCGCGTCGATTTTTGACAGCATGCCGACAGCCAACGTTCCATCTGCCGCGATCCAGTCAGCGGGGATTTCAACGGCGTATTGGTAGACATAAAACCCTGAGCCCGCAACTAGCTCATACGATACCCCCGTCGCCGCCCACTCTTTGGCCGTGCCTGCAAAAGCGGCATAGTCGGTCAGCAGCTTGGCGTACCCATCGGCGGCAGAGGCGGAGCCAAAATCGTAGGTGCTATCGGCCTTGAAAAACTGTGGAACCTGAACACCACCGCTTAGAAATACATCGAACATTAAAAATACACAAATCTTGAGGGTAGCCGCCTTCTGCTTGAGGCCCGATGCGGTAATGACCAGGCGTTTAATTTGCCGCGCGACGGAGGTGGACCTGACAACCGAAATGCTACAGGTCGACCCAAAGGCCCCCGCCACGGCGGTGCTCTTGGTCCCGTCCCCATCGTGAATCTCTTCAAGCGTGTAAACGAACTCGCCGTCTTTGACTTCTTGCGCCATGAACTCCTTGACGGTCGCCGTAACATCGTCCAACTCAAGCACCGTGCCTTCCACCTCGAACGCCGCCAGAGTCGGGTAGGTAATAATCAGGTTCCCCGCAGGGGTTGTATCGACGTGCGGAGATGCAGGCACCCACCCGCTCGTTTCGTCGTAGCGCCAGCCGCGCCCCGTATCCACCGCCCAGGCGATTTCGTCCACCACGCCCGTCGTTGCCAGCAGGGCCGCTTCGGTGGCAGAGACAGTGGGGATGATTGGACCAACCATGTTACCGTCTTCGTCCAACTGCGCGATGCCGTTGGGCTGGTTGAACAGGGCGCGGAAGCTGGTGTAATTGAAGGGGTCCATTAGTCGTATTCCTCCATGCCGACCTTCGGGGTGTCGCTCTCGGAGTACAGCTTGATGGTGTCGGCCACCGCCTTCGCGAGAGGCCGCCCCCACACCTCGCCAACGCCGAGATACATGGAGTCCGTGTCGGCGTCGCCGAACGACCAGTAGACCGTGCCCGACAGAACCGTCAGGATCACGTATCGCAGATCGTCGAGCAGGGCGGAGCCTTTGAGGACCGCAAGCGTCTTGCCGCCCGCGGTGCTGTCGGGCTCCAGGACGTTGCTTGCGGCGTTGCCGCTGAACCTCTGATCTTCCAGCCGTTTAACGGTCATGTGCGACTCCTTGAGATTGACACCATTTTCGTGGCGCCACGTAAATGGTCACGCGGGATGATTACTCGCCGAACCATACCTCGGCGGTCCCCGAGGTCATCAGGGCCGACACGCGCATCTGCTGCATCTTGTCGACCTGGGTCAGGCCGCTGGCCTCGATGGTTTCCAGGTCCACCCAGGGCGCGCCGCTGGTCAGCCTGCCCTGAACGGTGACGATGCCCTCGCCCCCATCGGAGAACGACGTCTGCACCCAGCAGACCTCGCCCGCCGCGGGCGACGGAAAGAGCACCCTGGAATCCGCTTCCGCCACGCCATCGAGAAGCTTCTGTGTTCGCATTGGTCTCTCCTGCGAATTGCGAATGAGGTGATGGCTGGGCCTCTATGCGTTTCAGACACATAGAAGCCCAGCCGTTTACCGAGAAGCGTTAGACGCGAAGCTGTCGCGCGTCGACATAGTCGACGTCGAACTTGGTCTGAGCGCCCTCGTAGAGCACGCCGCAGGCCAGCCCCATCTCGTCGTCCGGGATGTAGGCCGCGCCGCTGATTTCGGCGACCGCCACGCCGTTGAGGAACGCCGTGATGACGTTGCTCTTGACGCGGAAGCCGAGCCGCACCCACGTGGCCGCCGCGATGGTGCCGACGGTCTGCGCCGTGGCGGCGCTGTCGCCCGCCGAAACGATCTCGATGGTCCCCGCGCCGTCGTTCACCTGGAACAGGATGTAGTCGGTGCAGGCCGCGTCGATCTCGTCGTCGGTCGGATCGAAGATGTGGTCGCTCGACCCGATGGTGTTCACCATGCCGATGCCGAGCTGGCCGCCGTCGATGTCGTCCACGCGGACGCGGGCCTCGTACCAGGCGTCCAGGCCCGTGGAGAGGTCGAAGTATTCCCCGACCGTCTCGATGTGGGGGCCCTGACCGTCGGCGGCGGCGGTCGTGTCCAGGCGGACCACGCCGCCCAGCGCGTCGAGGATGGTCGCCGTGCCCGCCGTCAGGGTCTGGATGTCCCACAAGTAACCCTTGAGGTCGGCGGTGTCGTCGCCCTCGACGTCGATCTGCGGGTGACGCACGAAGTCGTCGAACACGCGCAGAAGGATTTCGGGGTTGCGATCCACTTCCTCGGGCGGAGGACAGGTGTCGAATACCGAAGAACCGTGAGTCACGCCCATGATGTATCTCCTATATGGGGGTGTGAGTGGATGGAGAAGGTTGGCCGCCGATCAGGGGCTCGGCGGCCAAAGCCCGCGGCGTTTAGCTCGTGCTGCGAGGCACCGAGATCACGCCGCCCGCCCGCGGATTCGACACGCCGATGTTGCCGCGCGTGTCGATGAAGTAGGTCTCCACGGTGTGCTGGTCGCGCGAGCGCAGGCCCTCGGTCTCGCGCATATAGAAGCCGTCCAGCACGTTGAAGTGGATGCCGTTGAAGTCCGTGACGTAGAGGCGGTGGTAGTCGTCGGCCAGCATCGGAACGTCCTTGATCGGGATGTTCCGGTAGGTGACCAGGCCCGCGTGCTCGCCCAGGTCGGGGCCGAGGCCCGTGTCCTTGTTGCGAGCCATCCGCACCATCGCCCGGACGTTCGGGCGCCCGGTGAAGATGCGCCACGCCTGGGCCTCGCCCAGCGACTCGTCGATGGTCATGGGCGCCTCGACTTCGAGGTCCATGAACATGTTGTCGAGGGCCTCCACGTCGCGCTCGGTGGCGAAGCCGTCGGTGGACTCCCAGCACTCGTTCCACGAGCGGGCGCGCGCGTTCGCGGCGAGGGAGCGGTCGAGGTCCTGCCACTTGGCGATGGCCTGCCCGTCCTCGGCGTAGGGGTTGGCCCCCTGGAACCCGCCGTTGAGGGCGGTCGTGTCGGTGGCCTGGGTGTCGAGGATGATCGGGAAGTGGTACGGGAGGCCGTAGATGTTCTTCTTGTCCGTGGGCGTGTCGAGCGACTTCCAGACGCGCTCCTCGAAGAAGTTACTTTTGCCCATCAGGGCGGCGAGGCGGTTGATGCGGAACAGCTCGACGAGCTGCTCGGGCGCACTGTTGACCGAGACTTCGTAGTCCTCGATGGAGTAGTCGGCCTGGATCATCCGCCACGGGACCACCGCCTCGTCGGTGTAATCGTCGGTCGAGGGGCGCGTCCGCTCGAAGGGCAGGGCGGCCTTGGCCGAGCCCGACTCCTTGAGCATGATTTTGTACCGCACGTCCTTGCCCGACTCGATGTTGACGCGGGTCTCGGACAGCAGCATATTGATCGCCCGGTACCGACCGTACTTCAGCAGCAGGGTCAGGTTGGGGACCAGGGGGTATTTCGAGCGGGTCAGGTTCAGAAGATCCCGCAGTTCATCGAAGTTGGTTCCGGGCATCGGAAGCTCCTTATCGTTTGCCGCGATACGCTATAACGCATCGCATAGTTATTGGGGTGCGACAGCCCGGTTCTTCTCTGCGTTACCGCGTGCCGAGTTCCTTGCGAATCTCGTCGGCGGCGATTTGCTCGGGCGTGCGCGAGTCATTGGCGCCACCCCCCGTGTTGGCTGAGGGCGGCATGGTAATCTGGCGCTGCCGTCGCGTGACGCTCTCGCGCAGTCTGTCGCGCTCCTGGTTCACGAGGGCGTCGTAGTTCTGCACCCGGAGGGCCATCGTCAGAGCCGTGTGCAGGTCCGCGCCTTCGGCGTCCTGTGTCGCCTTGGCGAGACGCACGAGCCGTTCGCGGGCCTCCCGCTGGGGGGAGCCCTCGGGCAGGGCGACCGTGGGGCCGCTGCCGTATTTCTCGGACAGGGCCTTCACGGAGTCGTCCGCCATGAACGTCTCGACGATCTGCTGCTCGGATGTGGCCGCGCTGTCGGCCCCGTGCTGATTGGTGAGGGCGCCGACCTGGGCCTGGAGGGCCTTGATCGTCGCTCGCATCTTGTTGAACAGCTTGGGGGCCTCATCGCCAAAGAGGCTTTCCTCGTCGAACTCGGGCAGGTCGTCGTCGTCCTTGCCCGAACCCTCGTCGGCGACGTCACCGGGGGGCTCGTCCGAATCGGCGTCACCGCCCGATTCTGCCTGCTTGAGCTGTTGCGTCAGCTGACCGATCTTGCCATTGAAGTCGTCGATGGTCTGCTGCATCTTGGCGGCGCGGTCGATCAGTTCCGGGTGGGACTGCGCCAGCGCCACCACATCCTCGGTGGACAGCTTCAGAGAACGGGCCGCGCGTTCCTGCTGGGGCGTCAGGGTGGGCGCGTCCTCGGCGGGAGGGGTGGGCTGTTCGCCGCCCTCGCCGTCGGGCTCGCCGCCTGCGTCCTCGCTGGGCGCCTCGGGCTTCTCCTCGGTAGAAGCTCCTGCGAAGGCGGGGTGGGTGGAGAGGGCCTCCACCGCCCGCTGTTCGGGAGTCTTCTCGTCGGCTGTGGTCGCGTTCTCGTCGACCACTTGGTCTTGCTGGTCTTTGTCCGTGTTCATCGTGTGTCCTTTTATCGGGACTGCTCGATGCTGCCCTGAATCTCGTCGGCGGCATAGGCGTTCGCGCCCACAAACTCGCGCAGAATAAGGTCCACGCTCTCGGAGGTCTCGACGTCCTGCCGCTTCAGGGCGGCCTTGAGGGCCTTGTACGCCTCCTCGCCCTCCTTGCCGTACATCCGCGCCCAGGTCTTGAAGTCCTCGACGCTCGCAACGACATCGCGAAGCTGCCACGCAGCCGCCTCGGCTCGCTGAAGGGGTTTCTTGCGCGCCCACCAGACAGCGGCGCCGCCCAGCGGCCACGGTAGAATGTATCCGAGAAGCGATAGAATCTCGCCGATAGAAGCGTCGGACGCCTGTGCGGCCCTGAACATTTCGCGACTCTCGGGAATCACCATAGCCCGACCGTGTTCGTCAATATCGGGCACGTTGTCGTTGTCGCGATCGAACGCCGCGGCATCGGGCACGGAGTCGCCGTCCTCGTCCACGAGAACCAGCGATTCGCCGTAGCGGGCGTTCAGCTCGTCGGTGGCCCGGTCGATGGCCTTGAGATACGAGCACCCGGTGTTCAGCACCATCAGCATGATGATAAACACGATCATCGCCGCCACGAAGGCGACGGGCTTTCGCAGTTGCCGCGCATCCTGGGTCAGGTTGTACGAAGCCATGATCTTCCCCTTAATCTTTGTCGTGCCCGTATTCGCGTCGGAACCGGGCGATGTCCTTGGCTCGTTTGAAGTGGGCCACGCCCCGCTTGTCCCAATGGCCCAGGTGTCCGTATCGCCGATTGAACGCCCGGACCTGCCGCGGGTGGCATCCATAGGAGAGGCACGAGTAGTGGTTCTCGCCGCCTGTCGGTCGGGTCGCATCCCCGATGTGTCCGCGAGCCCCGGTCTGGAACTCCTTCGTGTCGCGCTTGCCGAAGATGCGCTCGTAGTTGTCGCGATAGGCGTCACTCATCACATCCGCTCCATCGCCCGCTGAGGGCTGACCTTCTTCTCGGGGGCCTCGGGACCGCCCTGAATCATCCGCGCCAGATCGGCCTCGGGGCTTCGCTGTCCCATCGCTCCGGTCATGGCGGCCTCGGGATCGAACTCCGTGCGGTCGCCCACGGGCGGGCCGATCCAGCGCGACAGCTCGGGCATCCCGGTCTCGCAAGACAGTGACTCGATAATTTCGCGCAGGTTCGGGGGCGTGCCCTGCTTCTCGGCGAAGGACGACAGCGGGATCACGGCGCGTTCGAGAATCTCGAGCTTTCGCTTGAGGCGTCGATCGGGCGTCTCGATGCGGCCCGAGTTGACCACGATCTCGAACCCGTAGTCGCTCAGGTCGCCGTGACGGAGCTTGGACGAGAAGCGCCCCACTTCCTCGCTGCCATCCCCGTAGAGCACGCGGATCGGCGTCTCGCCGATATTGTCGTCCCACAGGTAGGTGGCGATCCGTTCGGCCACGCGGGCGTCGAAGTCGTAGACGGCCTTGTCCATGTCGTCCACCCGCCGCCCCGCGTTGGCCGCGAGAATCTCGTCCTGGGTGGCCGTGCCCGACTGCGGCCCGGACCCGCTGAGAATCTCGGTGTTGCCGCTGATTTCGGAAAGCTGGCCGCTGGCGAAGGCCGCATACTCGTAGAGCTTCTCGCTCGCCCCGCCGACCTCCATCTGCCTGATCCGGTCGATGTTCGGGAACGGAACCCAGGCGTCGTCGGCGTTCTGTGCGTTGCTGATGTACCGCTCGTCAGTCGAGTCGTCGTAGGCCACGAACCGCCGATACGATTCGGCCTGCCGCCCCGCCTTCTGCATATTCTTGTTAATCAGCACCGACAGATCGTACCACACCGCTACGGGACACAGTGGAATGGGCGAGTCGGGAACCTGCTCGAAGCCGAGAACCTCGTAGGGGCCGTCCGGGTGGTCGTACTCGGCGACGCGCAGCGACTTGGCGGGGCCGTGTCCGATTTCCGGGACCGTGTAGACCTTGCCATCCTGACGCACCCAAATGTCGACCAGGGGCACGACAGGGCGAAGCGCATCCTGGGGCTTCTTGTACTTGCCCGCCCACTTGCCTTCGTGGCGGGCGACGAGAGAAACGGTCTTCAGTTCCGACACCACATCGGGCTCGAACAGCTCTGGATGGGCCTCGAGATAGTCCAGCGGAAGCTCGTAGCGGTTTCCCATGAACTGCGCCGACTCCAGCGTCTTGCAGTGCGGGTCCAGCACGAAGTCGTCGGGCGAGACACGAGAGACGTAGACCACGCCGTTCTGCAGGGGGTTGCCGTTGTCGTCCACCAGGCTGTCGCCCTGCGTCTGACCACCCGGTCCAAGGCCAACCTTCACGATCCCGAAAGACACGAAGGCGTCGATCAGCACCGTGCGTTTGACCTTGAACCAGTGCAGCCGCTTGAACTCCTGATCGACCGCGGCGCCCAGGCGGGAGGCCGTCACGCGCCGAGCCGCAATCTCGTCCCGGTCGGCGTCGTGCGGAACCACCTTCGGGATCACGCGCGCCCGCGGATTGGCCGACGAGAAGTAAGGCAGGAAGGTCGTGATGATGTGGTTGACCTTGTTGACCGGGAGCCGCGTGCGCCCCGCCTTGTGACCCGAAATGTCGGACCGGTAATACGGCCCCACGAAGTCCTGGAGGAAGGTGCGGCGCGTGGCCCGCAGCTTACGATGCTCGCGGTCCCACAGGCGCACCTGATCGAGCAGGCGCTCCTCCATCGACTTGTTTTTCGACTCGGATTGGACTGCGCGCTTTACCACGGGTTGTCCTCGGAAGCGGCCTCGATGTCGTCCAGCAGGTTGTCCTCGTCCTCGGCGCCGATGCCGAAGGCGTCCCGCAGGTCGTCGAAGTCGGAATCGTCGTCACACAGGCACAGCAGGCGGATATCTTCGGGGCTCAGAGCGGACTGGCGAACGATCGTCACCATCGGTGGATTCCTTGTCGTTGGCGCTGTTTCATGGCGTCACGGAAGCGCCCCTCGGGCGTCCAGAGCGACGGCATGGATTTCTTCGCACGGGCCGATGGCTGTTCTTTGAAGCACAGCACCAGGCCCGCCGCGGCGATCACCCGGTCCCCGTGCTCGGCGCGGCCTCCGCTGGGCGAGTCGATCAACTCCGAAGGCCCGATGGAGCCGCTGGGGTAATGCACGTACAGCTCGGCCTCGGCCACCGTGCGTTCGTCGTGAAGCGTGAACTCGCCATTCGCCAGCGCCCTGCGAAAGTCTTCCAGCAGCAGGCGCTTGTTGTCGCGGCTCGAGTGCCACCCGATTTTTTTGTTCTCGGGATGCCACGGGATCAGGAGGTTCTGGTTCCCCAGGACGTGCCGATACCCGCACCGATACACCTCGCGACCGAAGATTCCACCGGGGCCGTTGGCCTCCCACCCCAGGAAGCAGTGCCCCACCTCGCCCTTGAACCACTTGCAGATCGCCACGGCTTGACGCGCAAACTCGGTCGGGCTCGTGTCCGGGCACTCCCAGGACGCCACCTCCTCGCGCGTGTCCACACACGCAACCTTCAGCACACTATTCGAGGCGCCTTGACCGTTGGAGATGTCCGCAAACGCCACATAGTTAACATCCTGCGGGGGGTACAGCATCCCGTTTCGGTCTTCGATCAGCGGACACCACAGCCTCAGTCGGCGTCGTCCCGAGTCGGGCCTGAACTCCACGTCGGTGATGTCATAGAACACGCCCTCGGAGTGCGTCACCGTGCTGTAGTGCAGCTCTCCGCAACACGACGGATCGGACAGCCCGCCCTCGCCGCGAACGCGCTGGAGCACGTCCAGATCGAAGAAGGCGTCACCCGACGAGAGGTAGTCGATGTCCAGCTCCTGTGCGATTTCCATGCGGCTGGTGCGTCGCGC